ATCAACTGCGCCGATTGCCAGGCTATCGAACGTGGGGGAGATCAGCTCCAACTGACCCCGCAGGGTTTGCCACTGCTGGATCTGAATAGAGAGCGACTGGGTTAGCTCGCCAACCGCCACGTCACTATTTGCTAGCCGCGCCTCAACGTGGGTCAGTACGTTATCCGGCACGCTCTCTAGCGCCGCTTCCAATGCTGCAATGTTTAAGGCGGATTCGTAACGCTTAGCGGCGTCGTCGCCTTGGTAGTCGTTGCGCATACGGTCGTAGAGGTCGCCCTGCATACCCGATGCGTTAAGCAGCACGTCAAGCCGATCGGCTAGCAGATCCGCATTCGACAAGCCTGAATAGGTAAACGCATCAAGCGCCGCGCTGGCAGCCGCAATCTGCCCATCGGTCATGTATTTTGCGAGTGCGTTATCGGCAGCTTGTAAGCCGGAGGCAAACTCATCTAGGGCAGCACGGCCATCCTCGCCTAAGCGCTGTTGCTCGAATCCGAACGATCCAAACGCTGACTCACGACCACCAAAGTCATATGCTGAAGGAGCGCGACCGTCTTGCTGGTATCTGAACTCGGGCTGGGTATTACCGGAGCCAAACGCAGAATCCAGGAATCCTCCCAGCGCGCCACCAATAGCCGCACCCAAGCCCGGAATTGGAATCAGCGCCTGGCCGATCGCAGCACCACCCATGGCACCGTAGTTAGAGTTGGCCGTTTTACCAAATACGGAGCTACCGAGTTCGGTACCCACATAACCACCGGCGATACCGCCGCCGATGCCGAGTGCCGCATTACCAAAACCGCTGTTGGCGAAGGAGTTAAAGCCCGCCCGTAGGCCGCCTTCGGTTTGCACGGCTAGCTCGGCACCAAAGGTGCCTGCATAGGTGGAGCCGGTACCCTGAAACGCCCGATACGCGTTGCCCAAGGTTTGGCCAGCACCACCAAAGCTCATGGGGTTTATGCCAAAGCTGCCGCTAGAGCCCATGTTGGCCTGTTGTCCACCACCACCCAATCCCATGCTCGTAGCAAGCTGCACGGTAATCGGGCGAGTAATAGCCATGTGAGCCATTTCGGCTAGCGTCTGGCTCAATACCCGCTTCATAATCTCGCTAGCGTTCAGGCTGCCGTCGATCGCGCCTTGCCATAGGTCGGCAAAGCCGTCATCTAAGCGGCGCAGGCCGTTGGTGCGCAGCTCTTCCATTGCGCCTTCCATGGTATAGAGGGCGTTGGTAGTGCTGGTGGCCAGGTCGTCGGCGTCGTTTTGGGCCTCGATGTACGCGGTTTGCAGCGCGCCGATCATGTAGAGGTATTCGCTGGCCGTGATGCGGCCCATGGCGAAGGCTAGGTTCAGCGTATTTTGATCCTGAGCGAGTTGCACCGTCTCACGTCGGTGAGGCACCAGGCGGTTGCGCAGGGCTTCGATAGCGTCGGCTTGCTCGCTGGCTGCTTTCGCCATTTCTTTGGCTTTTGCCGCAGCGGTTTCGCTAGCGTCGCCAATTTCAGTAACCGTGGGGGTGACTTCGCGATTGCGTTCACCCAACTGACCAATTCGGCTTTCTACTAGCGCAATAGCCGCTTCAAGGTTGGCGGCTTCTTGCTGAGTAGCGTTGCTGGTTTCGCCCAGTTCACGAACGGCATTGGTCTGTGCCGTTACGTCAACGCCTAAGAAACCACCGCCGCCATCGCCTTCGATCTGGCCGACCTTGGTAAAGGCTTCAGCCGTGACTTCAGCCTGGGCGCGTACTTCCGCAAGCTGGCCCACCAGAGATGTCAGTGTGAGCTGAGCAGCGGCCTGGCTCATGTCGTCAAGCCCATTGGTCAGCTTGTTGACCGCCGTAGTGTTGGCGTCGACTTGGGGAACCGTCAGCCCCAACTCATCACGGAACAGATAAAGCAGACCTGCACCTCCGACCAACAGCCCCAGTGGGCCACCAACAAGTGCCAAAGCACCGCTTAATCCGCGCGCTGCAACGCTGGCCCTGGCCGTAGCAGCTGTGGCGGTATTCATCGCTGCTGTGTGCGCGCCTGCTGCGGTTGCGGCCCGTGTTCGAGCCACGCTTAGCTGTTGCAGTGCAAAGGTATGGGCAGCGGTGCCTTGAGTAGCCTGTGCTTCTAGTCGCGCAGTACTGAGAAGGGCGAGAGCGGTCTGCTTTTCTGCGGCGGTTCGGCGAGTGTTGGCAACTGCTGCGGCTGCCTCTGCTCTTAGGTCTGCTTGTGTGGCGAGTGTCTTTGCAACCATGGCAGTAGTAGCTGTCGTAAGGGCGACAGCAACGCGTCCACCCACTAGCACTGCTAGGATTTCAGCACCGGACGCTAACGTATCGATGTTGTCGGTCAGAAACTGCACAGTGCTACTGGCGTTAGCGAGAGTGGCTTCGAAAACTCCCGTAGCACCAGCATCACCAATGGCCAGGTAGAACTGGTAGATTGTATCTTCTAGGTTAGATGCCTTACCGCTAAGGGTGTCCATTTGATCGGTCATGGCACCAGCAAACTGCAGCTCACCAATCTCTTGTAAATACTGGCTAATAGCGGAGGCACTATTTGCCACGGTGGTGGTAACACCCTGGAAGGTGAATGACACTTGCTCACCTTCTTTGCTGGCTCTGATTCCGAACTCTTTAAGACGCTCAAACTCTCCAGTAGTAGCGTCAGCAACAGCTTCCACCATCTGCATCATGTCTTTGCCCATGGCAGCGGCGGTGTTGCCGTAGGATCGTAGTGCTTCTTGGCTAGGTTTTAGACCTAACGATTGCATACGGATGAATGCCTGAACCGATTGATCAAGCGTGAAAGGTGTTTCTGCTGCAAAGCCTAATAGCGTATTCCAAGCTGCTGAGGCGTTGGCTATTGAGCCGGTAACCGTTTTGAGTGACGCCTGAAGCTGTTGAGAGCTGCTCACAGCCTGATAAGTGTCGTTGGCAAAGCTAGACACGCCCATCGCTGTTAATGCCGCCCCAACGCCTATCGCCACAGTGCGAAGTTGGTTCAGATGGCCAGAAACTGTCTGTGCCTGTTGGCCAGTGCCTTCTAACGCACGCTCAGCCCTAGCGCTTTCCCGCTCGGTGGTACCGCCAAACTCACGCACTTCACCCTGCGCATTGCGCAAGGTGCGGGTGAGCTGACGACCATCGCCGGTCAGGGTGACGCTAAGCGTTAGATTGTTCGCCACGGTGTGTCCTTCTAACGTTTAGTTGCGGGGTTGGTTCATGACGCTGAGCGCGCCGCGCTCGATAAGCTGCACTTGATCCAGCCGCTCAAGTTGTTGCTCTGGGGGAAGTTGGTAGAGGTTGATAACGCTGATCACCGCTTGCACATCCAGCCCAACAGCACCACCCATGCCAGCGAAACGCCATTGGCGGCAACAACGCTGAAATGTCTCGACGGCTTGCCAGTTCTCTGGCAACACTTCAAAGACATCTGGCTCGGCATCGAACGCCTCTGCCTCTTCGGCTAGCTCGCCGCCCAGGGTGATGCCCAGGGCGGCGAGGTCGTCCTTGACCAAGTTGGGCTTGCCGTTACTGGCTTCTGCCCAGTGCTTGCCTGCGTCGATCAGATTCGCGGACGGTTCTTTTTTGAGACGCTCTCTTGGTAAGCCGTGATCAGAGCGGTGCTCGCGGCAGGGTCATTTTTCACCGCGTGCAGCAGCTGTTCACCCTGTAGTGGTTGGCCATCTTCGCCCGCCACTTCCAGACCGCTCACGCCGAGCAGCACATGATCGAGCAGCAGCGAGTCGGCGGGCATTTCACGCAGCTTGTCCTGCGGCAGTGCTTTGAACTTGGCCGTGAATTTGCCGGTGTGCTCTTTGCCTTCGTCGTCGTAAATGGTGAGTGAGACGGGGTAGGTGTATGAGCGGTTGGTGTTGAGTTTGAACACGGTATGACTCCTGATTAACTGCGGTTTAACCGCCGCTGTCGCAGCGGTGCATGTGTCGTAAAAGGGTTTATTTGGTGACGATGGTCACTTCGTCGTTACCGTCGACCGGCTCGGGGCGGTAGTTCATTGTCAGCATCTGAGTGCCGTCTTGATCGGAGTACGTGGGCGATTCGATACCCACTTTCGGCATGCTGATTTCGATGATCTTGCCTGCGGTCTTGCCGTGCGTGAGCGCGAGCGCACCAGTCTCAGCGTTTTGTGAGACCTCGAAGTAGTTCTTAACCCCTACGCCAGGGTCTTCAATGATCAGCTGGCCAGACGGTGCGCGCCCGGTGATCTGAATGTCGTTGGAGCCGACGATCTTCTTGTGAACCACCTCGCCACTCATATCCAGCGAAAACTGGTTGAAGGGTACGGTGGCCCCCATAAAGGTAAGCGGCTCAGTGTTCAGGGTGTTGACCGCCAAGGCAGCGTTCCACTGGCTGAGCGTGACGGCAGGGAGCTGTTCTGAGGTGACGGGGCTCAACAAGCCTCGCAGCGTGAAACGAACAACAGGGATACTCTCCGCGTTGACCGTGAAGGCCGCCGTGCCATGTACCCCACGGCCTTTGTGAAGGTTGCCATCGACATGGGCGAAGAACACGCCGCTGTCTTCGTTCTCCGACACGGGTGCGTAGGTCACGCTTTCGCTGCCAACGGTGTTATTGATGACTTCCGAAAAGCCGCAGCAGCGCAGCATCTTGCCCCACGGCGGAGCCGTGCCAGCGGTGCCGCTAGTGCATAGCTCGACTTCCACCTGCACCTCTACGTGCTTTTCACCAGCGGCACGCGGGCTATTGCCGTAATACGGGCGCACAAAGATACGTTCGATGTCGTTACCGCTGAGCGGGGTCACGCTGATCTCGCGGGTTAACACGGCATCGGTGGCACCTTCAGGCGTGGTCGTGCCGTCGTTGTAGTCCGACTCTAGGGCGAACAGCATCGCCCGGCGGTTCGTTTTCATGGTCACGGTGAAGTCTCCTCAAGTGGCCAAAAGTATTCGGCGGTTAGCACGTCGGCCCAGAAAAGGGCGTGGCTTTGTAGGGCCAACAGCTGGCCGCGTTGCCATTTCACGGGGATGTCGCAACCAGGCGGCATCCAGTTAATCAACTGAGTGAGGGCTGGCCTGCGCAGCCGTGTCAGTTCGTCGTCACCTACGGTAGCCACTGGCCCTAGCGGTTGGTTACGGCGGCGAATACCCGTGACCAGCAACACCTCGGTTTTCACGCGGTGCCGTGCCTGGTTGCTCATGGGGCCGTGGCTGACGGTTTCGCGCCCTAGCACCAGCATCATGTTGGGTAGCTGCGTGTTGCTCTTGGCGGCTTCTACATCTGCTGCAAGCTGCACGGTGGGAATGCCCTCTAGAGCGTTAAGGCGGTCAAGCCACGGCGTAAGCGAGAGCATTACTTGGCCTCTTTGCCTGGTTCGTCAGCGGCGGCTGGCTTGGCAGGCGGAGCGGCTAGCTCCATCACTAGGGCCGGGTCGTCGCTGATCGACTTGTAGGCGCTGCCTTTGTCGTCCAACGTCAGGTACTTCCATTCGTTGGTGAAAATCGTGCCGCTGTTGGTGCGCTTGACCCCGGTGGCTTTGGTTTTCACCCGCACCTGGACGTCTTTGCGCGGCACTGGCGGGGCTTTCTTCTCAGCGCTTTCGGGCGCTGCTTTGGTGGTCTGTTTGGCACTCATGGCCATCTCCTTAAAAACCGCCGCCGGAAAACACTCGACGACTTGAGTTCATCTGCACGCTGCCTGCACTGCTACTGGCGGGGCCGGTCGAGATGCCCAGCTTCACTTCGCCGCGTGACACGCTACGCAGGAACTTCACGGCGTCGTCGTAGCGTTTCTGCACCTGGTCGGTGGCGTGTTCGTCATAGAGCCGGTAACGGGCGATGTCGCAGGCGTTGGCAATCACGATGCGTGGCACGGGCGAGAGCGGTACCGGGTAGCCTGCTGCACTGACGTAGCCGTCGATCTCACCAGAGGCATCTTCGCAAGCGCGTTCCACCACGGCGGTATCAATGGCCATGCCGCTTTCATCGCGGGCGATGGCGAGCAGCTCGGACTCGCCAAAGCGCTCGATGAGATCCGCTTGCGTGCAGTACGGCATGGGTTAGGCCTCCGGCTCGCTGGTCGCTTCAGCCAGCGGGAAGGTGCAGTCTTCCACTTCCAGGGCCGGGTCATCGCGGAGCTGCTGGAGCTGCTCTTCGCTGAGCAGCTCCAGGGCGATGCCCGTGCCTTCACGGTTGAAGCGGTAGCCAGCGCGACGGCGGCTTTTGATGCGGCGCTTGGTGCGCACAAAAACGCCTGGCATCTCTTCGATGGGCGGTAGCGCTGTGCCGGTGCCGTCACCCGTGATGGTGTTGCCCTGGGCTTCGATGGCCGCCGCTTCGCTCGCCTGAGCTTCCTGCTCATCGCTGGGCGCTACGGCGTCTGCTGCCGCTTCCGGTACCGGCTCGGCCTGCTCTTGAGTCTGGGCCTCGGTCGCGGCTGCTGCGGCTTTGTCTTGCTTGGTCTTGGCAGCGGCGCTTTGCTTACGTGTGGTCATGGGATGCTCTCCGTTGCGCAGTGCCCGCCGGGGCAGGCACTGCGATAGGCGGTTTAACGTGCCGTTAAGCGCTGGTTAACCAGGGGTTCAGCACCAGCGTTGAGGTGTTGGCCCATTTGTTGGTTTCACCACCGGCGGCCAGCTGGCTTTGCAGCACGGCACGGGCAGCCCCTTCCATGGAGTTGGGCACCATGGTGTGCGAGTGGCGCAGCGCCAGCGGGCGTTCGTAGTCGCCTTTCATCGCAGTTAGCGCTTGGCGTGCTGCCTCATAGTTCTCAGCAGTGAACGGCTGGCGAGAGCGCACGACGAGCTGCCAGAGGCCCGCACCGGCGTTCACACGAGCATCTACACCGAACACGAAGTTGTCGGTCATGAACACTTGCGTGTCGTTGAGATCGGTAATGGAGCGGAAGTTGTAATCACGGCGCTTCTGGAACACGATCGGCTTGATCACGCGAGTCAGATCCATGACATACCAAGCATCGCCTGTGCCGCCCATGTCGTTACTGACGGAGATCTCTTGGCCCGACTTATTCAGCACCGGGTGGTCGGCATCGAACAGCGGCTGGCCGTCGTAGCACTCGGGGTTTTGCTCCAGCACTTCCACGGCGAGTTCATTGGGGTGCTCACGACTGGAGCGGCCAAACTCTTGGAAGACCGGTGACCACAGGCCGTAGGTGTCGTCTTCCACAGCATCCCGTGAGACGCCTTCGGTCAGCTCGAACTTGCGGTTCTTGATGCTGAACCCGGCACCTTCGAGCGAGTGGATGACACGATCGCCCAGCCATTCGCGCATGCGCGGCAGGCTCTTGAGGAACGGGTACACTTCCACGGCAGTGGTGCTGGGCACGGTGGTACAGAACTGCTCGTAGAGCGCGCCCTGTTCGCCCATCGAGCTAAAGCCCTGCTGAAACGACGTGTTGTAGGCCTGGAACAGCACCTTCAAATTGGCTTGGGTAAGATTCATGTAGGCAGTCCTTATTACGCGCTAGCGGCCACGCCGTTAGTCGGGTCGATGTTGACCCACACGCCTGCGTCGTCGACGTCATCGACAATGCCAGCGGGGGAGCGGGTGGCGGTGCCGTCGGTTTTGGCGACGGTCTGGTTATCGACGATGTAGCAAACCTTGCCGATATCAGCGGCGGTGATCTCGTCGGTACTGGCCGAGTTTTCGAACCGGAAGTTGCCGCGCTTGACGCTCACGACCTGGTCGCCGTCGCCGCCACTGGTGTTGTCCTGGTAGTGCTCGAACACACCGGCAGCGGTCAGGCCGGTGGCGGTGGTGCCTGGCTCGGTAAAGCCAGTGGCATTGATGACGGCGATGGTGCCCGCGAAGCACTCGGTTGCCGCCGCGACCAGATGGCCACGAGACAGCCCTAAGCGGTGCGGGGTGTTTCGGTTTTGGGTTGCAGCGGTCACGGTGTGATCCTCTTGCGTGTGGAGAGTGGCCAGCTGTTACGCTGGGTTAGCGGCGCGGTACTGCTCGGGCGTTAGGCCCATCGCCTTGCAC